TGATTATTTCACCAGCACTTACTACCTCTAGCTTTTTGTTTGGCGAACTTGTCCCAATCCCCACGTTGCCGCTGGAGTTGATGGTCAATCTTTCATTAGTGGATTGAAATATTGCAAATGTCTGCGAACCATTCATGGCAAGTTTTAAACCGCCCGACACTCCAATAAAGTTAGCGCCATAATTCGTGTCATCTGTTAACTGCAATGCAGTACCAAGTGCCGCAGTTCTTACATCCAATCTTGCTGCTGGAGAACTCGTACCAATCCCCACGTTGCCGCTGGAGTCGATACGCATCCGTTCTGAGCCAGCAGTTAAAAACGCCATTGCATTAGGCGTGGCGTTGCTTGAGTTAAAATAGTTGATGCCTCCAAGACTTGAGTTTGTGGTGTCCGTAAAGATGATTTGGCTGAAGTTAGCCGCAGGCGCTTTCCAAGTTGCTACTGCATAGTCAGTAGATTCAACCGCAAATCTTGTGTAGCCGTTAAGAGAGCCTGTGCCATTTAATGGGCCAACGTGTAACGGTGCGGCAGGCACGGTATTTTGAATGCCAACATAACCATTGGACGCAATACGCATCCGTTCTGAGTTGCTGGTGTACAGCGTCATGGCATCGGTGTTAGGGTCATACCCCAATTGCCCGTTGGTTGTAGCCCCCGTTTTGCCCATGTAGATAACCGTCTGACCCGGTGTAGCCGCTTGGACAACAAGGGACAGTGAAGCCTGTTGAGATGCGGCGGTTGCCTCCGAAATTATTTTGTTTTCACCGGAGCTTGATACCACATGAAGTTTTGAGCTTGGCGAAGTAGTACCAATCCCAACGTTTCCGCCATTGGGGTTCAACAGCAATTGGTAGGAAGTAGCTAAGTTAGTTTGGTCGGAGGCTTGTATCCACATTTGGTTAGTAGCTAGACCAATCGTTCCTATGCCACCAGCCGAATCTGAACTTGTACCCAACCTAATCAGAGTACTTGCTGACAATGTAGTGCCGCTGGATGCGGGAAGTGCTGCGGCACTTGCTGTCGTCACTTGTAGCTTAACCGTTGGTGTAGCAGTGCCAATACCTACAAGGCCGCTGGCGTCTTTGTAAAACTGCCCGCTGCCAAGGTTGACAATGCCCGTGCCGCCTGTCAACGTAGTGTTATAGGCGAGGGATGTGAAGGAGCCAGTGCTGGCGGTGGTTGCCCCTACAGTGCCGTTAATGTTGATGGATGCAGTGCCTGTCAGGTTAGTCACCACGCCGCTAGAGGGCGTTCCAAGGGCCGGGGTCACCAGCGTGGGGCTGGTCGCAAACACCAGAGCGCCAGAGCCTGTTTCGTCCGTAACGGCAGATGCAAGATTGGCTGAACTTGGCGTAGCCAGGAAGGTAGCTACGCCTGTTCCAAGGCCGCTGACACCTGTGCTGATGGGTAGGCCGGTTGCATTGGTCAAAGTCGCGCTAGAGGGTGTGCCAAGAGCCGGGGTCACCAGCGTGGGGCTGGTCGCAAACACCAAAGCGCCAGAGCCTGTTTCGTCCGTAACGGCAGATGCAAGATTGGCTGAGCTTGGCGTAGCAAGAAAAGTCGCAACACCCGTACCTAGACCGCTCACACCCGTGGAAATTGGCAGGCCGGTTGCATTGGTCAGAGTCGCGCTAGAGGGCGTTCCAAGTGCCGGGGTCACCAGCGTGGGGCTGGTCGCAAACACCAGGGAGCCAGAGCCTGTTTCGTCCGTAACGGCAGATGCAAGATTGGCTGAACTTGGCGTAGCCAGAAAAGTAGCTACGCCTGTTCCAAGGCCCGATACGCCTGTGGAAATTGGCAAGCCCGTGGCGTTGGTCAGAGTTGCGCTAGAGGGCGTTCCAAGTGCTGGGGTGACCAGCGTGGGGCTGGTCGCAAACACCAAAGCGCCAGAGCCTGTTTCGTCCGTAACGGCAGATGCAAGATTGGCTGAGCTTGGCGTAGCAAGAAAGGTAGCTACGCCTGTTCCAAGGCCAGATACGCCGGTGCTGATGGGTAGGCCGGTTGCATTGGTCAGAGTCGCGCTAGAGGGCGTTCCAAGTGCCGGGGTCACCAGCGTGGGGCTGGTCGCAAGGACGTTGCTGCCCGTACCTGTGTTGGTCACGCTTACGACGTTTTTGCTGGCGTTCAACGCCAAGGCCGTGGAAGCTGTTAGGCCGGACAAGGTGGTTGTGCCGCTGGCGCTCAGTGTGGTGAACGCGCCAGCCGCTGGGGTAGTGCCGCCAATCGATATGCCGTTGAGTGACGTAGACGCTGCTAAGGCCAGGCCAGTCGCAGACAGGACTACGACCTGGTTGGCATAGGCACCACCCAGCGTTGGCAGCTTGTCAAACCCCTGGGTAATTAGGTCTAGCTCGTTGCGCATGGTGGCCGATGTGGCCGCTGATCCAGTCGACGGGAATGATCCGTGCGTGTAAAAAGAATTGCTCATCGGAGTCCTCTTCGCGGTGTGTAATGCAGAATGGCTGAGTTAATCGTGAAGGGTTGAAACTCGGCAGAATTGCTTGCAATCCTGATCGAAATGTTTTCAGCGGTGCCTTTCACCTCAACCTCCGACGGGGCCAATGTCCGCCCGTCCCAGACAAAATTGTCCCAATAGACTGAGTCCCAAAAACTGGCAGCCAGGTTTGTTGAATATTGCACAGCCGCTTCCTGGCCCATGTCGGTTGTTGCGTATCCCAGATCGTAGTTAAACGCAAATTCAGCGTACCCGGTCCCGGTGATCTCCAAGGCGGCTTTGCGAAAACGCTTTAGCAGCCTGGGGCTTCCGATGGCGTTAAACACCAAAACCAAGCTGGCCGGAATTTCAGCTCCGTCAAAAGACGTTCCGGCGTCAAGCCGGTATACGTATCCGTTGGTCGAGCCAAAGAAAGAAGTCTCGGACCCGTCCGGCTTTTCGCCTTCAGCCATACAAGTCACGGCGTTGGGAAACTGCATGGGCATGGTGCCCAGGTATTGGCCGTTACTCAAAGTAACGTAGAGGGCTGTCCCGTCGCTGAAGAAAACCCGGTACTGACCTTTCTCCCGGCTGACACCGCTTGCGGTTACCAATGTGCGATGGGCTTGGATAAACGGGCGCACGTTGAGTGTTAAAGACGCCGAATCGAAGTTGCCGTAATTCAACGTGGTCGCCATGTTGATAACGCCACGGTCATCAAAGCTGTAGCTTGCGTTCATGTTTTGGCCACTGAATGCTTTGGCCCCGGTGCCGATGTTGAAAGACACAAGCTGAAAAGTGGCCGAGCTGGTGCCGTACAAGATAGCGGTGTTGTCATCCGAGTAAATTGCCAATGCACCTGTGGATTGGTTACCTGGCTGAACTAGAAACGCCGTAACAACCGCGCTCATTGCGATCTCACCGGCCCCAACGACCGGGCTCCAGTTGTATTGGTCGGCGATGCCCGAGAACTGAACCGAGTTGTCAAAGCTGAAAAATAAATGCTGTTTGTGAACGACAACGTGGTCAGGGGTGTCCGTTGTCATGCCCGTGCGAATGCGCGTGTAGACCGTGCCGTCAAACTCAAAACCGTAGTTAACGGTGTCCGCTCCGTAAATGCGACTGCCGCCACCAAAGTCGTCGATCCAGACATCGACCCGGCCACTTGGCGACAGGGTGATGGCCGCTTGCACGGCCACAGCAAGAGCTTTTGGAACTCCACCAACGCGGATGTTTTCGCCTGCGCTAAAGTTTCCGGTGACTGACGCAAAATTGATATACCCTGCTGCCGTGCCAGCAACCCATGTGCCTGAACTGACGGCAACGCGGGTGACAACGGCGGTTGCGCCGCTAGTCTGGCCAACAATAGTGTTACCTTCAAAAATCTCACCCGTGCCAGTGTTAAATTGAAGCTCATACCCCAGGGGCACCAAGACCCAGCCGCTGGTTGTAGATTTGTAAATTTCCATCGCCGTGCCTGCGGAGTTGTTCCGCCATGCATAGACGTCTGCGCCTTTGAAATACGCGACTCCGCGAATAGGCCCGCTGCCAGGAACTGCAACAATGTCGGCCCGGTACTGCTCGGCTGCCAAGTAGATGTAGTGCGCAATCAAAGCATTGGTGACGGTGGAGCTGGCACCCAAAGCCGTGACGGTTGTCTGCAACACAGCGCCCACGTAAATGCCGTTGCTAACGCTAAAACCGCCTCCAACCGACTTGGTATAAAAAACGCTTGTGCCGTCAATGGCAATGATCACGCCTGATACGGTGGTTGCTAGATTGGTGATGGTGTTGCCCACAGCCAGGGTTGCGGCGCTTGCGACGGTGATGGCCGTGTAGGTCGCGTTGGACGGACTGGGGCGACCGTCAAAACGTTCGTATCCCGCGATCCTGGTGTAGCCGCCGGTAATCGATACCTCGAAGTTACTTGCGTCTGTGGCCACACCGGGTGGCAGGGAAAGAGTCGGCGTCACCAGGTCCAGCCCGCCTTGCAGCGTGATGAGCTGGTACTTGACTGGGGGCATGCCGGTGGCCATGTCAGTCCTTACGCTAAAGGCGGGCCACTGACCAAAGTTGGAAGCTGGTCGATCTCCATGCGCATGTACAGACGTCGGTATTCAAACTCGCCGCGTGACATCACTTCAGGCGCGGACTCATACCCTGCGTAGTACATCATCGACCGATACACGATGGCCATTTGAAAACGGGAAGGAAGAAGAGGGACGTCGGCGTCAGCGGACAGGGTGACCGGCTGGGTGTAATACTCGCCGTCAATCACATAGACGGCGTCCGGTATGGAACCAAAAGCCAAGTCTTTGTCTGGCTTAATGGACACAACCACCGGGCGAGCCGTGGTGTTGCGCATGTTTGCGTAACGATACAAGTTACGAAACGTGGTCCACTCCATGTAGTTCAGAAGCTGTTCGTCTGCGTAATTTTGACCGTTGGTGGAAGCACGAAAACTATCGCGTTTCCAATTGCCAAAATCGGTAAGCCCGGCAGCAGTGGCTGAGTATTCCCAAGTGCCGGACACGGTGTTGAAATTGAAAGGCTCACGCATCCAAAGCCAGTCTTCTTTGCTTGTTTGGATGTCGGTCCAGGCTTGCACAACCCAGGAGACGAACCTGCCGGATTCGCCTGTTTGGCCTTGCGCAGTAGTCAGGGCAGGCCCTGACACACCGCACTCAACGCGAGCCCGGTTGACTAGCTGAAGCAAGTTCATTTTTGTTTACGCCGGTTCGGCCATCACGTTGCTAAGCCAAGCGCGCCCGCGAGGGTTCTTATCCTCAACCAAGTCGAACGGGTACGCCAGGCCGTGGCGGGCCACCATATCAATCTGGTCAGGTGCCGCAGCGTTGCGCGTCATCTGGGTGTACTTGGTCTCTTTCATGCGCGCCAGGATTTCCACGTACTTGCGTTTAACCGTGGTGGGGTAGCCGCGCATGATCGGTTGATTCATGCCATTGCAATTTACAGTGACTTGGGAAGGTTGGTTTTCGTCTGTGGTCGAGTGGACCATCACCGTGACCAGCTCATTCATAAACGCTTCGCTTGATGCAAGAGCGGCAAAGTCCTTTGCCTCTGACACAAGGTCAATTTCGGGTGCATCGTCGCTGATCTCAATACCTTGGATTTTTTGTTTTGTTGCCATCATTTACTCCGGGGGTTAAAAAAAGGTTTTGCCAAAAAGCAGACCACCCGAAGGCGGTCTGCATAAAGCTCTTCAAAGAAGAGAGATGGCAACTTACTGGGCTGAGCCAGGCATGTCCATGCAGTCAGAGTACGCGCCGGTCACGCCAGAGGCGGACAGGTCGGTAGTACCAGGCGTGAACGTGGCGGCAGAGCTGGTGGTAACCTTGATCAAGCCGACCAGCGTAAGGTTGGAAGCCGCTGCGGTGGGCACTGGGCAAGGATCGCCTGCGGCTTGGATCGGACCTTGAGTGGTCGTTACGGTGCCAGATGCGTTGATCCACACAGCAAACAGGCAAGCCTGGCTGTTGGCCAGCGCGGTGCCGGTCGAGAAGGTCAGGTTGTCGGTAGCTGCTTTAGACTTGAACACACCGTTGTTGGTGAAGGTCAAGGTGTTGGCGGTCTTAAAGGTGGCACTGTTAGTACCTTCAGCCAGACCGGCAGCGGTAAGCGAGAGAAAGCCACTATTGGCTTGTTCGATGTTGTAAGACATGGTGAAATTCCTTAAAAAAGATTAGACAGTTGCCGAGAACGGAGTTGCTTCCGTGCCGGTTGCAGCGGTGAGTACCTTGACCTGAAAGATTCCAGGGGACGCGTCGATAATTTCAATCATGTCACCAGCAATCCCACCCGTCGTAGTGCCGTTGAGTGTGATGGTGTCAGAACTGGCAGCAGTGGCGTAGCCAAGTACCGCAGCAGCGCCATCGCTGATAACAAAGGCGCGTCCAGACATTACGTCGGTAGCATTGTTCACCTTGATGGTGGTGCTGTTCGATGTAATGGTGGTGCCGATGAAAAAGCGAAATACCGAACCCGTGCCGGTCGCATTAGGCAGAGTAACTGCGCATCCTGCGGCTGCATTGATTGCGATGGTTCGACCGCCGTGAACGTCGCGGCTGCAAGTCAGGGTTGCGCCGGTAACTGCGACGGGTGGAGTGGCTTCCACCGCACCGATCATGTCACCAGTTAATCTCCCGTCGTTAAGAAGGCTGTAATAAGCTGCATTGCTCATGGTGTTTTCCTTGGGTTAGACGGAGCCGGGTTGCCCCGGCCCCTAGTCATTACAGAGCGGTCACACCAGCTTCGATACGAGCCATAAATGCGTCGTTCAGACGCACAGTAGCAAAGTATGTCGAAGCGCCCACGTAGCCAAATTGGCCCAGTGGGTTAGCGTGGTTGGTCTGGGATGCTTTCAACACCACAGGCTTGATGGCAGACATGCCTTTCAGCGCAACCTGGCCCCAGCAGTCTTCACCGATAACGATGAAGGGGTACACGTCGACGTTGGCAGCGCCAACAGACAACATGCCTGACGAACCGATTGCCGCGCCAGCAGCCAAGAACGACTTCAGCAGAGGGGAGCTAACGAAGCGGAAGTCTTCGCATGCACCGATCTCACGGTCGTGGATTGGCTTGAAGCTGCCGTACTCTTCCACCCGGGTAAAGCCGGGCAGGTTACGCACGTCAGACACTGCGTCAGTGTGGCAGAACACCACATAGGCAGGCTGCACTGCGCGGGTACCAAAGTTCACGCCAGGAGCCAGGCGGCTGGTCACGCGGCGGGCACGGTTGGATTCCAGGGTACGTGCTGCTTTGCGGATTGCATTCAGGCTGATCGCGGTGTTGATCGAGGCGCGGCTGGAGCCGTTTGCGTAGATCACAGTCGAACCGGCCTTCAACACGCCGTAGCGAACCAGCTCCATCACCTCGGCCAGGGTCTCGCCAGTCAGCTTGACCATCTCGCCGGGGATGTCGTCTTCGTACAGTTGCTCGGTTTTCGAGCTGTACTTGAACAACACACCGAACTGCTGGAGCTGAACGGACACGTCCTGGAAGGAAATGGTGTTGGAGTTAGGAGTCACACCCTCAGCCAACACGAAGTTGGAAGCGGTGATGTCCGGTGTGCCCACATAGCGTGAGGTGTTCTCAAT